GTATTGGCCATAATCATCTTTCAGTTTCCGCACGGTTTTTTTGGTGGATCGATTCATCAGCATGGCCGCATTAATCATGTAGCCGGATTTAGGCTCATGCACCAGGTCAATTATCCCGTCAGCCTTGAGCGTGGTGGCATGGCTGTTGGCCACATAATTGTCGGTAATGTCGGAATTTGATAAAAATCCTTCCGGTTTTTTTATGGCGTTTCCGGTTATGAACGCCTCGCCCTCAAGCTCTGCAAATGCATCTCTGCTTTCTGCGACAATTTCAGCTTCAAAGTTGATGATGCTGTCGTTCAGATCCTGCTCGGAAATTTTCACAAGCGTATACATTTCATGGGGGGACGAGGTTTCGATACCGTACTCAAGCCCGGTGGTCTCTGAGCGAGTGCCGGTTTCTCCGCGCCATTGCGCATTATGCCTGCCGGTCTTTTTCCCGACTTTGGTTGATTCCCCGCCGATGACCTTAACACGTGCTATGCTGCGCATTTGGGAAATTTCGGTTATTCCCTTGATGATTTCCGTACTCATTTCCGTATAGGCGTAATAACCGCCGGTCGTAGCATCGGAAATTAAAAGGGTTTTCCTTTCATCCGGAGTTAGCGCACTAGCGCCCTTCCGCGCCATTTTGATGAATACGCTTTTATATTCCTTAGACGAAAGCCCTTCACCATACTGTTTTTTTCCGCCCATTCCGGGGCGGCTCATCCGGGTTTCGATCTCATCCAGCCGGTTTCCAGCCTCCTCAAGCGCCTTATTGTGTTTTTCGATTTCGGCCTTGCGGTCGTCAATTTCATCCATGCGCTTGTTCAGCTTCTCTTCAAACTCGTCGAATTCGGCCTTGGTGATCTTACCCTTTTCCTGTTTTTCGAGTTTTTCCCTCAGCTCTTTTACGAGCTTATTGGACTCGACGATAAGATTTTTGTGTTCTTCAGTGAATTCCAATTGTTAGCCTCCTAATTGACTGAGCGTTTTCAGCTCGTCTCTCAGAGACTCCAAGTGCATTATTAGCGACTTGTCGTCAGTGTGCGGCTCATAAGCGCTTTCGTGAGTGCCGGTTGGCGGCTCATCGCCTATGAGTGCAGTTATGCCCTTTTGAGCATTTATAAGCATTTCCCGGGTTGTCCGGGATAGTGCTTTCCGCTTCTGTAATATCCCGATAACCCGCAATATATCCTCAGGCGACGCTTTGATATCGTCCACGGTCGCCAGGTCGTTTGCGGGAAACGTTACGATTGACCCCTCCCAGAGCTTTACCTCCAGGAGGCGTCGAACCTCAGACTCTTTGTCCCATTCTTCCTTTATGGTTTCGAATCCGATGGACAGGCCTTTCAGTACTTTGCGTTTGAGTAATAGATATTTTTCCTTCGCCTTTTGTACTCCCAGTTCTAAGCTTGCGTGGATTCTGAGGCCGACTTTGTCTTCAGTTCCCTCAAAATCCCCAATGACCTGTTCGGGGTCGTGATAATTGAGCAGAGGAAACCGGGAGTTTTCTTTGAGTGTCTTCCTGAAAGCGCCTTGCTCTACAATATCTCCCCAGCTGTCAACGTTCCCGAACACGGAAAGGTATCCGGTAAATTCGCCTTCTTCTGTCAGGTCATCGAGCTTGAATCCAAAATTTTTCGTTTCCATTATCGCCTCCCGGTTTTATCAGGGGCGGGTGAAGGAGGAGTGAAAAGCCCCGCCCCTGAAAAGCCGTTAATTATAGATGTAGAAAATCCTAATCGCCCGCGCTCCGCCCAAGCGGTTTTTGACAGTAACGCTGGTTCCGCCGTCGAAAATAGCCAGATTAGCATCAGTATCCGCATAATCCACATTAGTAGTACTGGATACATCAGCCACGCTTCCATCAGCCTGCACGACAGCATGTGCTGATTCAGCTCCACAGGATACAATCAACACTCCGTCTGTAGCATCAGGCAGAGATACCGTGCCGTCATCGGCGATTGAATCATCCTGGTGAGTGAAGATCTTCACCGTTCCGGTTCCGCCGGACATATATACCGGGTCTGCGAAATCAACGGAAGCCGTACCGTCCGAGGTCACATCAACAGTCAATCCGCCCGCATCCGCCATCGTAAAATCGGCATAGGCCGCGGCGTCATAGGTATTCCGGAGCGTTCCCGCAGAAGTGACCTCTACCACGCCATCAGAACTGTTGCTGATGGTTTCGTCATTCTCAAGGGTGATATCTCCGCCTCCTGCGTCAAGAGTGCTGGAGAGAATAAGGGGGTCGGAAATTGTGAAACTCGGCGTCCCGTCTGACACGCTGTCAAGAGTCACTGCCCCACCGTCCGCCTGTGTTGCCGTCCAATAAGCCGCTGAATCATAAGCGTGCTTCAGAACACCCGCGGTGAAATCGATGGTCCCATCCGTGCCGTTTGCTATAACTTCACTGTTTTCCAGGGTAATGTCCCCGGTGACGGTGGGCGCCGCAATGGTAGAGCTGAAACTCAGCGTACCGGCGCCGTCAGTCACCAGCGGCTGATAGGCCGAACCGTCAGCACTCGGCAGCGTTAAGCTGAAACTAGAGGATATGGTGCTGGCCGGCCGAAGTTCAATGTAATTCGACGCGTCCGCATCGTTCAGCCTCAGTTTGTCCCAGGCTAACTGACCCGCCGTGGCCCCGAGGCCGACGAGTACAGCCGCCACAATACTAAAAATCAATACACGTTTTTTCATTTTGCCTCCTGTTATAATTCCCCGACATCGGGGTACGTGCTGCATAAGCAATTTATTACGTTGCCGGGGCTCCCTGTAGGATCCCCCGGATACATAATCATTTCACCGGCCACCTCAAACGGTTGACTCAATGGCAGTGGATCATCCGAATATTTCCGATCCGCCTCCATATGCTCAGGCCGGGTATCATCCGTAAACGCCGACAGCCAGCCGCGGCGCTCTACAAATTCAGTCTGGACATAACCTTCATATTGCCCCCAGTTTTCGACCTTCACGCCCTCTGTCCTGGCCCACATTCTGGCCCGCCAGGGAGCGAATTCGCCGAGCTTTTCCCAGAGGTTTTGTGTCAGCTCCTCAACCGTCCAATTATCAGCTTGGGCGGTTTTGATTTGCCGATAAATGATGTCGATAAGCGTTTCATTCACTTGGGTTCCGGAATTGAAAACCATCTGCTGCAGACGCTCTTCCAGCTCCGAATTGAGCGTGAACATCCATTCCGGATCTGTCACGTCCTTGGATTCCAGCATGAATATTTCACCCTTGCCGGAGCGCATACCGGCTTCACCGGCGGATTCAAAATTTTCCATATACCAGGGCATGAAATCTTTGACATACCGGTCTGTTTCATCCGGCAAACTGATCAGGTTTTCAGAGTCGACGTAATCGATGTTGTCAAAATCCTTAAGTGCGGAGCGTACTTCATCGGCCTGCCGCATAAGATATTTTCGGGCGGTTAATTCAAACGGCTTCTCTTTTGCTTTCACTCTGGCCACAAAGCCGTCCCACAAAGCACGCTTCCGTTCCGGCGCCTGCCAGAATCCCTTCGCATTGCGTGATTTTATAAGCACTCCCGATTTAGAGCCGCTTGTTTTCACCGTACTGGCCGGAACCAGGTTCATCGGTTTCCAGATAATATCGCCGTCCGGACCAATATTGTCATGGCCGGTTATCTCGCGTTTTTCGTTATCCGTCAGCCAGTCGGCTTTGCTGGCATAATCAAAAACGGTTTTCCTGTCCTCTTTGAGAGCGTCAAGCTTATCCAGGTTGAGTGACAGCCTCAGCCGCTCACCAAAAGCAGGAGTTAGCCGGTGATTGAATTCATCCCGGAATATCCGCATAACTGGAAGTACGGTTTCGATATAAAGCGCCCTTCGGGCTTCACTGTAATTGCTGTATGTTTTGTTATCCGAATCGCCTATGAGTTCAGGTGCCACCTGGAAAACAGAACACACTTTCCGCTGTGTCGTTTTTTCAGAATTCAGCCAGTCCATGTCATGGGGATTGATAGACAGTGCCTGCCATTCAACTTCGCCCTCCAGCACCGGCGCGCGGCCTGCGTTTTTGTACCCGGCAAGCTTTTCCTGTAATGCCTGCTCGGTAGCCTCACGCGTTTCCTCATCCCTGAATCCGCCCTTCGCTTTCCATACTCCGGACGGGCGCCCGTCATTCTGCAGCAGCCGCATATTCCACTCAGTGGACATGTTGAGCGTATCCACTCCCATGCTGGCCACCTCGATTGGGGATAAGCCGTACCAATCATCCGTGGGATGGAAAAGCTTTGTGTGGATAATCTGGTTAAAATCAAATTTCGTCGGTTCGCCGCCGACCTTGTATTCATATCCGGATACATAGGTCATGGCGTCACCTGGAATAATTTTCATCCGGTCTGGCCTGAGTGTATAGAGTTCCCGCGGCTTCCCGCGGTTGACACCGGCGATCGGACCGACTAATTCAACGTAGCTGTTCCCGGACAGCAGGAAATAGGACATAAGCGATTCAAAAAATTGATATTGACTCTGCATGGGATTGGGGCGCGCGAGGAGCTTCATGAAATCATGGGTTTCGTCCATCTCTTCCGGTTTCCCCCTGCGGTCACGTGGAAGTTTGGTTAATTTCCACTCTATACCAGCGGCTGTTTTGGCGATTAAGCGCACACAGGCATAGGCGGTCATACAGTTTTGGTAGCCAGCTTTTGATAGGGATTCATAGTCATTGCTTGTCCATTTAGCGCCGGGAAGATTGGCGCGGATAATAGCGCCCCAGGTTAGACTTTCTTTCCGCCTGAATAACCGCGTGAATATGCTCATGTCACCATACCCTCACTTCCGGAGCCCGGTCTTTCATGTGTGTCCATATGCCGTATCGTGTCCCGCTCATTGCGTGGTCGTTGAAATCGACCGGGACATTGAGGTTATTCCCATCCTTATCTTTTGCCCAGGTATAGGATTTTTGCTCTTTGGATATATTTTCGGAACCGTCTACAATGTGGATCCTCAGGTTTTTGATATAGTCGATACCAGCCTTGACTGAATCCTTGCCCTTTGAGGCGGGCTTGGCATTGAAGCCCTCCCGCCTTATTTCCTCTATGGATTTGGGTTCCGCGGAATCGCAATATATTGGAGCGCTTGGATCAACACCCTTCATGTGCATCCGCCGCGCCAAATCCTGGTTGGTCAGGTCGGTTTCATAGATTGTCTCTTCCAGCCAAAAATCGAGTGCTTTCCGGTATATCCGGACCACAGCCGCCGGGTCTACGCTGTATCCAAAATCCAGGCCGTACCATATCTCGTCATACCAGTCCCAATCCTCAGTCGGAAGCGGCTGAATATCCCAGCTGAAAATAACGCCCTTGAGGTCTCCCCACTCACCGAGAAAATATATTTTGTATTGGTTCGGATCCTTGTTCTTCATGCGGCGGAGGATCTCAATGCTTTTTCGGCCCTTTTCGGTATTCAAAAACGAGGGGTGATTATCGAAAATCGTATATTTCAACTTATGAGGATTCCCGAAATTCTGCTCATAGAACCGCTTATGAACCCATGAGTACCTGCCGATGGGGTTGAAATCACAGAGAATTTGAGAATATTTCGCTTGCCCGCCCCGGAGTCTCCGCAAACATTCGTCATAATCGTCCTCCCGAATTTCGGGAATTTCGTTAATCCAGATGTAGTCAACGTCGGTTAAGCTCTTAAGTTTATGGTAATCTTCCTTGTTATTCAGCGACAGAAATATGAATTTGAGATTGCCGGAGCGGGCGATCCATTCGGATTTATTGAGATTAAAACCGAACTTGAAAAGCTCCGCCCGCTTCTCCAGGGTATCCAGAACCGTAGTCCGGAGGGAGGGGAAGGTTTTCCGGATAACTACAATTTTGATTTCTTTGACATTTTGCTGCCATATCTGCTGGGTCAGCAATTTATCCGCAATAGAGAACGTTTTCCCGGCATTTGAGCCGCCCCTAACAACCAGCTC